AAGTCAAAATAATGCTCCTGCTTGTAGCTATCTTGCTTGGTGCAGAGGTAAGGCGGGTCTAGGACAAATACCGCCTGTGGGTCAGCTGTGAAGCGCGGCAATAGCGTGTGAAACGACTCGGACACCACCTCTACACCGTCCAAATAACCGTCTGCAGAGGGATAGTCTGACTGGCGTAAACAATGCCAAAAGTCCTTGGCACATAACTCCTCAAACCTGCCGACCTGTTGCCCGGAAAACAACAGCCAACTGGTTAGCGTGGCAAGGTCAACATAGCCGTCAAACGCTTTGATGGTGTCAATAATCTGCGCCTTGAGCGCTTTGTCGGTGATACGCTTTTGACGTGGGACATCAACTAATAACGCGGCAATTTGCGCACGCAAGCGGTTGATGTCGTCGATATGTTTAATGCGCTCGGCGTAACCGTCAAAGTCGTTGTAAATCACGCGAGCACGGGGTTTGAGTTGTTTTGCGGTATGACTAAGCAAGCCGGAGCCACCGAATGTATCAACAATCGTCCAGCCCTCACCATCGCCCGGAATTTGCTCATTTAAAATAGCCTTAAAATGACGCAAGAACATCCGTTTTTGCCCGGTAAACGGCAGTGGGGCTTGCTTAAACATAACTACTTCCTTGTTTGTTTGTTTGTTTGTTTGTTTGTTTGTTTGTTTGGCATTGTATCTATCCTTGGTTAATGTCAACTACATCAAGCGGACTTTGCGCATCCGCGTAAAATGACCCATCGGCATTGTGCCAATGGGTCGGTGGTAGCTCATCACCGTTATGCTCAACGATTAATAGCTTTCCGAATTTGCTCTCATAGACGATGGTGCCTGTGTTGCCGTTGCGTAACGTGACGGTTTGATGTTGCATCATAAACTCCTTTTTTTAGTTGGTTTCAATTTCAAAGTGCGGTGGATTTTTGCGGTAGTTGCTAGTCCGATCCTACTCTAATGGTAATGTCTCTAAATGTGAGCGCATTAGTCTCAAGAGGAGGTTGTGGCACAATCTTAAACCGGATGACATTGACGTTAGCCGGTAAAGTATCGGTGACTTGTTGATCACGCCACGCCTCATCCGGATAATCACCCAGCAAGCCGGAATCATAAGTCCGCACCACATTTTTGCCGGCAAGCAGTTGCACCAAGACCTTACATTTGCCTCGTCGCTGATAGTATGTGAGGACTTTGTAATCCAACACAAAGCGCGCATATTTGCCGGGCGTCACCGGGTAATCCTTATAAATCTCGGTGGAGGGATCAACATCACCGCTCAGCATAAAATAACCCTTGCCGCCAAAGTACCCATCGTTGTAGCGATTAAGGTACTCATCGCCCTTGTTAAATTTGGCTTGGTAGTTAAATTTATACAAAGACACCATCACCCCACCAATCTCAAAGAGATAACGTTGCAAGCTCGTTAATCCGCCCTTGACGCTATACAACGCCACCCGGCTAAATTGCTCACCGGCTTTGCGCTTGGCGTCCGGATAGACAAACTCTGTCCCCGTGGTTGTAATGGAGCGCACCAGCGTGTCGCCGTCCATTAAGTCCACTTTGTAGCTCACCGCCTTATCTTGCGATGTACTCCCGTCAGTGTGCGGAATCAATTTATCCGCTTGGATATCACGGTCACGGTGCGCCCAAGTGAGCTTAAAGGCACTGCTATCTGTAATTTTGTTGCCATAAATGCCGTTAATCTGCACTTTGCCCGGTGGATAAGGGCGCGCTTGCCGTTGTCGGGTCGTAATAGTAAGTTCAGGCGCTTTGCTCGCATCTAAGGTTTGTTGAGCGGTATGGGTCAGCAATTTGACCTTAAGATGCTCACCGGCGGTATATTTGATCTCATTGATACCGGCACCCAACAGATAACACCAAGCAATCGCACCCGCTTTGTGTCCTTGCGGGATTGTGTCCGCGCAACCACGGCCAACAATCATCGTGCCGGCGGAAAAATCCACCGACTCAATCTTAACAATCTCCTCGTTAATCATCAGCGCATACGCACTGTTTAGCGCCGGATAATCCCCCTCAAGTGCAAATTTGAGTTGGGTTTGATAAGGCGTAATCTCCCCCTCTAAGCGGACAAACGGGGTGAACGATCCTCTTGTTGCGGAGATATAGCCACCGCCGGCATTGACGGCCATCTCATAGTTGATAGATAACGCGGTCGGCTGCGCCCCTAAGCTCCAAATAAAGCAATCCGTCGGCTTAACAAATGCCATCTCCGCCTCACTCAAAATAAACGGCATCACATGATACGGCATCTCAATAAGACGTGACGGCTCAATCGGTTTGGCAGTGTAATCCGGTGGTGAGTATAATGACTCACCTTTTTGGGTGGCGTAATTGGCGGCAGGCAAACCAAACACATCTTGCAAACAGGTGGCGATAATCTCGCCCTCATTGCCGGTCTTAAGTGTCGCCACTCTAAAGACCACATCCACAATATCCCGCTCCGGCAAATGCACCCGGATGACATCACCGGGACGGAGTTGTGAACCCCGCATATCAAAGACGATTTTAAGGCGGGAAAGCCCACTGGCAATCATCTCCAAGTCACGCTGGGCAAGGCGTGCGGCCAAATCAAAGGTTGGCACGCCTTTATACTCCACGGTTTTGCTAATCACCCCGTGCATTTGCACGGAAGCAATGTTATTGGCAATGGCTTGGTCTTCCCGGTTAGTCACCGGGTCGCGGTATTTGACGATGACCTGATTAGCCATCTTGTCAGTGGCTGCACTGTCATCATCTTGCACCCGCAGAATCCCGTTGTCGTAGCCATAGAGGGGTAATTCCTCCGGCTTGTAATCTTGGCGGATAAGTCGGAGGGCTTGTTTACCGGTCTCTACGTTGTCATATTGGGTCGCCCCAATATGGTCAATCACTTGGCGGATAAACTCTTTTATGGATGTCTGTCTGTTGTAACGGACACACAAGCCAAAGCCCTCGGCATAAAGCGTATCTGCCGCCTTTTTGTAGCTCTCCAAGTCGAGGTCATCAAGGCTCTTTTTACCGCCCCAACTCTTATTGGTGGCGCACTCTACAAGGATATGCGCCGGATTCATGGCGTGGATTTGGCGCACGTTTTCCTCCTGCGCGGCAGTCAAACCTGAGATTTTGAGGTTGTCATTACGCATCAGGATTTTGGCTTTTTCCGGGTACCACACAACATCACCGTGCCAGCCCTTGTGCGTGCGGCGCACACGATAGCTGTGTTTTTTGGGGTAGGCGCTGTAACAAGACACCAAGCCACTAAAGACCGTTGTCACAATCCCTCTAAAGCCGGGGATGCGATCCCCCTTATCCACTTGACCGGGCGCCACTGAACCATCTCCGGCGTTAGGCTCTTTATAGTTACCACGTCCCTGCTGTGAACTCATTCTTTCCGCTAACCGGCCGATAAAACTGTTGCCAAAATTAGGTCGTGTCGGAGGCGTGGTGGAAGTGCCTGACTTAAGCAGATTAATGAGCATTTGGGTCGGCTGTTGGTCAGGCTCACCCATTAAAATCTCCATGCGTCCCTGGATACCTCCCTCGCCACCGGTATCCTCACCGCCAAACAACTTGGGTTTGTTTATATAGATAGCCTGTGAGTGGGTGAGCTCACCCGGGTTACCCACATAGGCGGTTTTGTCATCGGCGCGTATCTCAACAATCTCATCAATCGGCCCACGCCCAAGCCCACTTTGAATATCCCAATAATAACGATACCCAACGGTTACCGGTTTCCGTTTTTTGCCACCGCCACCCATTAGTCACGCTCCTTACGTGCGGCAATGGCCGCGTTAACGCATTTGCGGGCAAATACACTGCCGGTTGCCAAAAAGCGTTCTGCGCTGATGCCATTTGCCAAAAAATCGGCGTAGTCCAATCCTTGACGGACAAAAAACGCCTCCACACCGGCCGCACAAAAATCCACTCGGCGCATGTCTTGCATGGTAATAATCAGTGTCTCCATGACCTCTCCTTATTTTTTGATCTCGGTTGTACGGTAGTTACCATACGCCAACACTTGCCAATCCTCTGTCCAGCAATCGCCAAAAAACACGCATTGCGGTGTGCCCTCAGCGACCTGAGGGAAATTCCAGTCTTTGTCGCTCACTGCCTCCGGGCCGTGGGCATTATTTTTGCGGGCAAACGCTGCATTAATTAAGTAACTGGCCACCATTGTGGCGATAAATTTAACGGTCGCCCAAGCAAAGGCTCCAAACATAAATCCTCCTAAAAAATCCGTTCCCCACTATAAGGGGACTTAATCGGCAGGTTAGGGATACCGCCAAAATTAAGCATATTGTTAAATTTGCCAAGGCAGGTCTCCGCCCGACCATCACAACCGGGATACACCTTAATCACCATCCCGACCGATAATTTTTGCGTGCCACCCATCAAAAACAGCTTATTATTTTGATGAACGGTCACTGCACGCACATCCCGTATCCCGTCCGTTACCCACTCAATAAAGCCCGCCTTAAACCACCCATCGGGTAATTCTGCCGGCAGACCAACTGTAATGCTGATGCCGTCCATGGACTCAATGCGTACGCCCTCAACCACAAACCGTGCCGGATCAACCTTGCAGTCGGTATCATAGAGGGTATAAGGGCAGTTACGTCCCCAGGTCAGACGCAAGCCGGCATTGTCCATGGTCTCCGATAAAGCTGCGGTCACCAGTTGTGTCATGTGGATATCCGGGCGGTTAGCCTCAATGATCGTGCCAATCCACACAATGCGGATTTCCGGGTCGCCCCAACTTAAGCGCATCACGGTTAATTTGATGGTATGGCTCGGGGGGAGACCCCTGTATAAGCGTGCCACCGGATTATCACTGGGTAGCTTAACACTCAGCCTGCCGTCACCGTCTGCCTGGTCATCCATAACGGCCACGGCAGTCCAGGTCTCGCCATTAATCACGAGGTCTTTGTCGGCGTTGCAATAACGCCAAATTTTTTCGTCCTTGCCAAGGGTAAATTGGTATAGGTCAACCGGTTGACCCTCAGCAACCGAATGGATTTTGCTTAAATAGCTCATGCACTCTCCTGTTTAAATGGGATTTAAACCGCACTTAAATACGGTTTAAGGCGGGGTCTCCAAATCATCTCGCACGCCACGGAAGCTCACGGTCACCGTGGCCGCACCGTCCGCATCGGTATGATGCACCCAAGAGACGGTATCGCTCTCAAGGCGGGAGAGGGTCAAAAAGGAGATTTTGAGGATGGTCGGCAAGCGAATATCCAGTGGCTCCCCATCTAAAAACAACCGCTCCGTCTCGGCATCAATAACACTGACCGATTTAATACGGCGATAAAAAATCTGTCCGCCCGCACACTCAATTCGCACATCTTGCCGCCCGATTTGCCCTTTGAGGGCGCTGTAATTGATGTGCTCAATCTCCAAATAGTTGCCGGTGACATTGCTCTTGGGCGTTAAGTCAGTGCTTGCCGTTGCCACCCAAATCGCCCGTTGTCGCCCACGCAGGTAGTAAAACAGGTTGCGCAGCTTACGTTGCGCTTCACGGTCGGCGACTACAAAGCGGTGCGAGAGGATTTGCATGGCTTTGTGGGCGGTATCCAAGTAATACGGCAACCCCGTCTCGTTATCCAAGGTCTTAATCAGCCGGGCATATTGTGCCGTGATGTCTTCCGACCACTCGGAGGTCGGCTCCAATACCGGATGATTGCGATACGTCGGCAGGTGCCGGATATCATCCGACCAACCGTTATGCTCATGCACTTGTAAGCGGATTTGCGCGGTGGACACGCTATCACTAAGATGACGCACCTGCGGCATATCGGTTAAGACGGCCGCCCGTAAGGGGTACACCGTCGTCAACGTGCGGTCAAAATCTCTCGCAATCGGACGTTGTAGCGTGAGCTTATTTGGCTCAACTGCCAAGATATCAATCATCTCTTTGTGTTGGCCGCTCACCAACAGGGCGCGCCCACCGTCTGCAAAGTCATAACCGGTTGTGCGGATATTCAGCAATCTCGCCCCTTGTGAGGCTGATTGTTGTAAATACGCCGCGTCGGTAAATACCGGCATTGACCACACCCGTTGGCCATAGGCATACAACATCGCCTCAAATTGTTGTCGGGCTCGCTCGCTCAAACTGACCCTAAACTCAAAGGTGCGGCGCGGACTTAAACGACGGGCAACGCGTTGTTCTGCGGCGCTGACGGATTGATAGACGCGGGTCAACCACTCCAGGTTTTCGGTGACCGGCTCCGACCAGTCCGGCAGCCACGCCCAATCGGTCGAGCGACTGCCGATGATGTGCAAGGTGACCGGTTTGAGGTTGGTAAACCGGAACGTCACCAAACAATCAATCGTTGGTGTGCCTTGCATACTGACATTGACCGTCCACGATTTAAGCGCAAGCGGTTTAAATACGCCCTCATTTTGCCCGGTAAGGGTAATCCCCTCCCCACCGACAACCGTAACGGACTGCAATGTGACCGCACTTTTAAAGGCGTTCCAAACTTTGGCTGTAAAGGTTTGGTCGGTCGAGATTGAGCCCAAATTAACTACCGGTGGGATCACCCATATGCGGTTGTATAGGGTGTCGTAATAATTGGGGATAACATACGCCGGCACCGTTTGGATTAAGTCGGGGAGTAGGCGATTAGTCAGCTTGCCATTAATGATAGGTGGCCGTACAACTAATCGCACATGAGGCAATCGTTGTGTCACAATGCCTTTGGGATTGCCTGCCCATAATGACTTACTGACCCAAGGGCGGACAAAATAGACCTTAATCTCTGCCATAGTTTTTACTCAATTATCCGATATGCTACGCCATATTCGCCCGAGAATTCCTCGCCGTCCGGGGCGAGGTCAACATTGGCGGGCTGATATTGCGCCGCCGGCACAATCATCCACCGCTCATCGTTAATGGTGAGGATTTGACGTGGGATGACACCGCGCATCCGGCACTCATATCGGTCAGGCACTGTCCCCAACCGACGGAAAAGATTGTCTTTGCAGTGGGCAATCGGCGCATTAGGGACAGGTAACAACATATTGCCAAACTTACTTTGGCTATTAATCAATAAGAGGCACTCAGGGTGGTGTTGAGCATGATCTGCTCGTCCATTAGTTAAGATATAACAACCACGCTCATTAGGCTCCAAACTGGCATAGTCCTCACTGTAGTTGTGCGCTACAAAATACCAAGGTGTACGGGTGTCCTTGGCTAATTTATCCGCTCGGACGACTGCACCGTCTGTCAAAGATCCGGAAGACATCCCAAAAACATGCGATGCGTGATTCCATCGGCGCTCACGCCCCTCCGCGATAAAAGTGCCAAAGGCATATTGCCCTCCCGTGTAATCACCCTCTTTGTTGAGGGTGCCAAGACCAAAATGGCGAAAACGCCCACGAGTGTATTGCACGCACACGTGCAAATATTGCGCATTGCCAAAAAAATCATAGCTGACAAAGGCACCGGCATTTAGGTGCGTGACACAGGTTTTTGTCTCGTGGCGGCTGTTTTGACAAGA